CTTAATAAAAATAGAAAACGTTTTGTATCGCGACAGTAGAAAATACCACCTGCTCCAGTAACTTGTTTCATAGTAATAATTATGTGAAATTTATTATGGAAGTAGGGAAATAGACCACAAGCCAGTTAAGTATTCACCTTCATACGATTTAACCCATTCAGAGGTGTCACCAGTTCCAGTCCATTTGTATTGGATACCAGTTTTTGTATTAGTTACATAATGGATACCAGCATTGGCACTAGCATCAAATGATACTGACCAGTTTGTTCCATCATATTGTATAATGTCAAATTTACTTGCTTGTATGTCAGTAGCAGTAGCATCAGGCCATCCTGCTGGACCACCTGCTGTATTGACTGTTGATCCAAGATCTTCTAATATCAAATAACGTTGTCCACTAGCGGCCGCTGGTAATCCATCTCCAGGAGTATTTTTTAATGGGTTAATAACAGCATTAATAGCGGTTTGTGTATTTGCTGGAATTGTATCAGTGTCTACTGTAAAGTCAAGTATGGTTTCATCACCGTTATTTAGAGCCACAGTACCAATAATTTCTGTAAAATCTGCACCAGTATCTTTATTTTGAAATTTTGTTAATAATTTTACTTGACTAATTCCATCTTTTAATTCACCATATTGTGCTATAATTTTTGGCCATGGAATATCTACACCATATTTTACTGGTACGTGATCAAATTCTACATCTACTTTAGTATCACCACTAATTGGCTCACTAACTTGTAATGCTTTTAGTTCTCCGTTTAATAATAAGACACCATAGTTTAATGGAGTATAATACTGTCTACTACCCATTAGTTTTGTATCATCCAGTACACTATCCGCTAAACCACCACTTCCATCAAATATACCCATAACAACTTTAGAAATAACACCGAGACGTTTAATAATTGCTGGAGGATTAATCCANATNGGTATTTCAAAAGTCATTGTTGCTATGTCTATCATNTCGTCAGCACCAACTGGAACAGTTCTNTTGCTAAATGATATTTCAGTTAGTTCTACATATGATAAACTTGTCCAATCAACATAATTGTCTGTAGTTTGGATTTCTAAACTTGGATTAAACATATAAAACATTTGTTCAGTAATTTGCATTTTTTGTTCAGTATTACTTGTCCAAATATCTGCATTAACCGTTAGTCTATATGGACTTGGCATACTACGTTCAATAGTATAACTATCACCAGGACCTGCTGTATATGAGGACGTATCCTTGTCATAAAAGCGTTCTTTAACGTGTACTTTATCTAAATGGCTAGGTGATTGTATTCTTTCTCGATCAAATGCTACGTTTGTTATATAACAAGAAATTTGTGGTACTGTATTAAGAGCATTTTCACTATTTTTACGAATAATACTTGCTACTTGCCGAGATATATCTCCGTATTTTACAGGAACTTGAATTAATGCAGAGTTGCCAGCAGAATCTTTGCCAGTTTCTACATAAAAATGACTTAACAGTCTAATAAATTGAGCAAGGTACCGACGCATTTGGCCGTCGTAATAAAAATCCATTATTTGTCCTCTCTAGCACTTAATATATTTGATAAACTTTGTTTAGAATCAATTTTAGTACCGTCTGCTAGTGTAATACTTGTTTTAGTATTAAAGTTTTTAGTTCTATATGTTGATCTTGTACTTGTATTTGTAAGATCCATTCGTACATTATCTTCAACATGTATCCATTTTTTACCATTATATACATATAATCTATTAGGACTATAGTCTGTTCTTAACACATATTCACCTTTACTTGGTTGAGGAACAAAACTAGTTAATGCTTTTACTGGTGCTCCGTTTGGTGGAATACCATCTCCCGCCAAGTAATGTTCTAGTTTTTTATCTGGGCGACCATAATATGTATCACCAGTTACTGCGGCTGGAGAAGATGCGTCTGCATCAACTGTAATGCCAGTGTCGTCAGTAGATACTAATAGTATTGATCCGTCATCAGCACCTGGTGCTATCCAAAAGCGTGTTGTATCGTAACCACTACGGCCATCTACAATGTCTTGTGTAAATGGAGCCATGGCTTCTGCTTGTTTTATGACAGCATCATTTATTTCTAAGTTTTTAGAATAATCACTTAAAATTTCTTTTAGTGTATCATCACCATCACCAGATTCAATGTCACCAAGTATATCTCTATATTCTTGTGCATCTACTAGTGGAGTACATTTTACACGCCATAAATGCGGATACCAAGTTTGGCTAAATCCCTCTGCCGCCCTGCTACCGTCTTGTATTACGTAATAACGTTTTAAACTTTCATATACTTTATCAACATTCTCATCTTCTAATGCGTAATCATCTTTTAAGTGTGGTAATTCAATAACATCACCACTTATTAGTTTTCTACCAAGTACACTGACCATATCAGTCATATGAAAAGTAATAAAAACAGTATCATTTTGTAAAAATAAACCAAATTGACTCAAATCAAAGTCTACATCGTTTACGTTATAGACTCCTTTCATGAAAGTTACATCTTTTTCATATTTTCGATCACGATTTTCTAAAAACAATAAATCCTGTATGTTAGTTACAGAATTATTAGTGTGCATCGGTTGGTCGGCTTTTTTTAAGTCGCCTTGATTGACAGGACCCATATATTTGTGTATATTAACACCAGTGCCGCCAATGATAAATTGCTCACGAATACGGTTATCCATGAACTTAAAGTCATTTCCTTTAGTTGGTTTCCACAGTGAAAGTCTTGGCATTTTGTAACTCTTATGTTATAATACTATTTAGCACTATATATACGAGGCAATACTATGGCTAGAAAGAAACAAAAACGAGTATCTAAGAAGAAAGACGGGTTATTTGCTGAACCCAAGTTTGATGATATTGTTATAGAAGGTGAATTAATGGATATTGATGATGATGTACGTAGAGATATTAACCTTAGAATTAATACGGGTTTAAACTTTTATAACTATCATTATACTTCAAAGCATTCTAAACAACCATTAATACAATGGATGGAAGCACAAGAAGTAGTAGATAAAGAATCTATTAAAAAAATTAGAGGGGCCAAAGACTGGCAAATAGGTACAACAGTAGGCTCTGTAGCAAGAATGTTAAACAATGGTTGTCCTCCGATGGATAATCTTTTATCAGCTATTAGAAAGAAAATAAAAGAATTACCAGATGTAATAATAGAAGAAAAAGAAGAAATTAAAAAACTTGCTCCTGTAATATCCATACAAGAACGTATGAAAATAAATCTTAATGAATTTCTTGGCGAGCATGTAGAAGGTGAAATAGATGCCTTTTTTGATAATGGTTTAAAAAGTGATTTTAAAATGTCAAATGCATTGCAATTAAAAGAAATTACTGGTAAAGCGGCGGCATTGATACCTGCTATGTATTCCCAAGAGGTAGCAGACTTCAATACTTTGCTTAACCCTGTAGAAAAAGATGATGAATATGAGCAATTGGTAGAAGCATACCCATATAAAAAAGCGGAGATAAAACGTATATTAGAGTTTTATAATATGCTTATAGAAGATGCCATACATCATTCTAATATACAAAAAGCAAACCGCAAAGTGCGAGCAAGAAAAGCACCATCAAAAGAAAAACAAGTAGCCAAGTTAAAATACAAAGTAAATGATGACAAATATAAATTAGTATCAATTGATCCTCAAAATATTATAGGTGCTCAAGAGTTGTGGGTGTTTAATACTAAAACTCGTAAAATTGGCAAGTATATTGCTACAAATGGATTTAGTGTTGGTCAATTAGGCATTAAAGGAACCACTATTACTGGATTTGATGATGTTAAGAGTATACAAAAAACATTACGCAAGCCTGAAGAGTCACTTAAAGAGTTTAATAGTGCTGGCAAAGTAGTATTGCGTAAGTTTTTAGATAATTTAACTACTACAGGAATTAAATTGAATGGGAGAATTAATAACGACGTTATATTACTGAAGGTAATCTAATAAATACATATATGGCAAGTAAAGAATTAACCAAGTTAAAAACTGCATTGTTTGATAACGTTAGATTACGTTTAGGATCTCAAATTATTGATGTTGAGTTAGATAATGAGCATTTAGAAGTAGGGTTATAAAATGCTATTAATAGATATCGTCAATTAAGTTCAAATGCTGTAGAAGAATCTTACGGCTTTTTAAAACTTGAGAAAAATAGACAAGACTATTTTTTAGATCCTAATGTTTTAGAAGTGAGACAAATTTTCCGTAGAACTATTGGTAGCACAACAGGTGGTGGTGCCTCCAATTTCGAACCATTTGAAGCAGGATATATGAATATGTATATGCTTAAAGCAGGTAGTGTTGGTGGATTAGCAACTTACGAAATGTTTAGTGGTTATCAAGAAACAGCCGCAAGAATGTTTGGTGGTTTTATTAATTACGTATTTGATGCTGTTACTAAAAAATTAACTATTGTACGTAAAATCGATAGTGATGAAGGCGAAGATGTATTGATGTGGATGTATAATCAAAAACCAGATGAAAATCTTATACAACATCACATGACTAAAAAGTGGATGGAAGATTTTACACTTGCTATGTGTAAACAAATACTTGGCGAATCTCGTTCTAAATTTGCTACAATNGCNGGNCCACANGGTGGNACTACNATGAATGGTAGTGAANTAAAAGCAGAAGGACAGCAAGAAATGGCAGACTTGGTAATGCAACTTAATAATTACGAAGATGGCGGTGTTCCAATGTCGTTTATTATCGGTTAATAAATTTCTCTAATTAAATATTACTATGACTCAATCTCCATTGAAGTTCTATGTTATTGCGTATGCTAGTGGGCATAAAGGCAATCAATTAGCATATAACTTAATTACTAAATTTCCAGAACAATTTGAAGTAAAATATTATAATGAAGATAGCCATAAACGTGGAGGTTGGGGGCATGATTTTTTAGAACATTATTTTTCTGACATATATTGGACACATGAATCATTGCCTGTTGAGAAAAATACATATTTTAATATAGTATTATATCACAAATATGTTGATGAAATTATTGCTGACTTACATCGTAGGTTGCAAGATGATGATAGATATCCACGCAATGATAAATGGAAGATTGTATTGACTCATGGTAGTTCTATTATTCAATTACATGCGGTACGTAATCAAATATTGGATAGTATTGGTAGTGTATTAAAACTTAATAGAAGACAATTAGGGCATTGTGTTCATGTTATTCAAGTAATGTGTGATGATTTACAACAAAATGCCCAGTATTTTCATAGACATCATGAAAGTAATAATGGTCTTGGTAATTATTTTGATGATTTACGTAGTTACGCTATTGGAGAAGGTGGCTATATGTTTTTTAGTGAGCAAACAGAAGCAACTTTTGAAACAGATACAATTATTAAAACAGAAGATATAAATGATGAATCTTTTTATACTCTAGATAATTTATTTAAATCACGACCAGTTTTACCTGAGTATATTGTAAATCGTTGGACTAAACATATTACTGTAGAAGAAGATGCTTGGATTTATACTAATATAGCATATAAATTACAAGCGTTAGGATATCAAATACCTCCAGATAAAATTTATAAAAATAAGGCAGATTTACTTGCAATTTGTGGTTAATTGTGCTACAATAATGAAATGATTATAGGACTTGTTGGACTAAAAGGTTGTGGTAAGGATACCGCGGCCAATTATTTTATAGAACACGCCATTGAACAATCAATTAATGACTATGATACATGGATTAAGGGCAGTTTTGCTGATTCTCTTAAAGATACTTGTGCTTGTGTATTTGGTTGGGATAGAGAAATGCTTGAGGGTAGCACACATGAAAGCAGAGAATGGCGAGAACAAGTAGACACATGGTGGGCAGAAAAATTAGATCGCCCAGGTTTTACGCCGCGTATAGCCTTGCAACTTGTTGGTACAGATTTGTGGCGTAATCAATTTAATGATGGTATTTGGTTATTAAGTTTTGAGAAAAAACTGTTAGACATTAAAGAAAATGTTATGATTACTGATTGCCGTTTTCCAAATGAGATTGATTTAATTCAACGATTAAACGGAAAAATTGTTAGAGTTAAACGTGGTGAAGATCCACCATGGTGGGATCTTGCTATTGAAGATAATGCTCGACGAAATGAACCATATTATAATCCAATGGTTCCACAAGCATATCCTGAAGTTCATGCTAGTGAATCTTCATGGGCAGGTTGCACTGAAGATTATGTTATAGTTAATGATGGAACATTGGAAGATTTAGAGGAATCAGTTAAAAGTCCGGAATTAAGTCGCCTTGTTTCCAACCCTTCCCAGTAATATATAAAATTCTGTGGCAATT